CTGGATCGGGAGAACCTTTGGCCGTTGTCTTTGCTTTGGGTTTGGGTGCTGGCTCTGGGGCGGGTTCTTCAGCCGCAGGCTCTGGGGTGGATTCTTCAACGGGTGCTGGTGCTTCAGCCGCCTCCAAACGTGCAATCAGGTCGGCTTTCGTTCCTTCTGTGTCCAGCCCTTTTTCTTCACAAAGGGCTACGAGGTCTGCTTTCAAGAGGTCAGCGAGGTCGCTCATGCCCCAAAGGTTGCAGATGGCGGTTTATAACAAACCTCAAGCGGTCAAACGTCCCAGCCCAACTCTTCAAGGTGGCGGCGTATGTCCTCCCCGTCTTGAGCCGATGGCAGGTTTTGCGTCCCTGGGACTCTTAAGAAACGCCACGGGCTATGGTTGATTTGCTCATGCTCGCATTTAGCACAGCGGTGTTTGTCGTCCTTTGTGTGTGATTGAGCACCGAGAGCATGGAGAGCGGCGACCCACTCCGTTCTGGAATCCTTTGGGTCAAACTCGACGGGGATATTGCACGGATCGTTGTGCTTGGTGCATTTGGTTTTGTGAACCTGCCCACACGTCTTGGGGGGTTTGATTTTGGGGGACTTCTTTTTCTTGCTCATTGGTTCACCTTCTTCTCAATCTGGGTCAGGAATTGCTGGGTGATGTCGTCCCAATTGAAGCGAGCCTCCGCAAACGTGCGAGCCGCCGTCGATTTGTCTTGATACAGAGCCGTGTCTTTGCTCATGTAGGCCTCTATCATAGCGTCGGCCAACTTCTCGACATCAACCAGCCCCATGTTGACCCCCCACTTTGGGCCAACAATTGAGGTGCATTGGGGGATAAGCCACCCTCGCTCGTCTTTGTTGCCGACCAATTCAGGGCCTGTGGAGTTGGCTGGGAGAATGATGGGGAGGCCGCAGGCCATAGCCTCAGCGGAGGGAATGCCGAAGCCTTCACCGCCCGTCGCCATGACGTGAACATCGGACAACCCATAGAGCATGGACATCTCTTCACGGCTCAAGCCCAGGAGGGGGTTTGAGGACGTGTCGGAGAAGCGGACGCTGTCGTATAGTCCGTATTCTTTGACGAGGTCGGGCAACGGCCAGCCGCCCATCCCCATTGTGTCGGTCGGGTCGCCGCAGTGAAGAATCAGCCCAACCTTGCCCTCGCCTACACGATCCACGACCTGCTTCAACGCTTGAAGCAGGCGGGGGATTTGCTTGCGGTTGGTGTTGCGAGCAACGGAGAGGAAGGTGAAGTCCCAATCGACGCCCAACTGTTGTCGGGCTTCTTTCTTCTGGGCGGCGGTGAAGGGCTTGAACACGTCAAGGTCAACGCCATGATAAATCACAGGCCCTGGGTTGATGAGGTATCGGTCAAGGTGGGGGTCACGCATATCCTTCGTCCCGTCGCCGTTGCTTCCCCACTGCTTAACGTAGTCCACCATTTGCTGGCGACCAAAGTCAGCCATCCACACGGGCTGGTTGAGGTTGGCGAGAATATCCTTCCACTTGTAGGACAACGGGAAGCCATCGACGGGCAAATACGCCAGATAGGGAACGCCGAGACGGTTGGTGGATTGGACGGCGTGACCAATGAACCACGGGTCAATAAGGGAGATATACACATCGGGCTCGAGGCGGCTGATGTTGTATTCCAGCACCGTTGCTCCGCTGGCGTTGATGCGATCAGAGCCATACCCGCCGATACCAGCGTGAACCATTGTCCAGCCCTCCTCGTGCGTCCAATCCTCTCCATTGTGGTCCCAGCCCATGACAAAGACCTCGTGGCCGAGAGCGACCAAACGTTTGCAGATTTCACGGGTGACCACGGCATAACCCGTGGGGCGCGTTGGTTGCTCGCTTCCCCAGAGGATGCGAAGTTTCTTGGGCTTGGGCTTCGCCATGACACGGGGAAGGGATGCCCACCCTTAAATTAAGGGGGGCTGAACCCCTCGTGTCGTTGGCTTCAATACATCTTGCCGAGGTTGAAGCGGTAGGCGTATTTGGAGCAAATGTCGTAAACTGCTTTCATGTCAACGGGCTCGGCCTCTCGACCTCGTGGGTATTCACCGAGAACAACGGTGGGGTCGTAGTCGTGGCGCAGGGTGTGGTTGCGCCCGTGTTGCTTTGCACCGTGAAGGGTTTCAGAGAGGGAGCACGTGCCATCGTTGTTCATGCGGAGAAGTGCCATCTTGTTGGCGATCAAGATTTGCGCCTCGGTTGGGCTGACTCCGTCGCTTTCGTTGCGGAGTTGGGTGTTGATTTGACGGCTCGAGCGGTCATAGAAAACGCTGTGATACAACGCTCCGATGTAAAACTTCTTGGCTTTGGTTGTCTTTTGGGCTGGGGTTAGGTGGGTCATTCTTGTTGCCTCCAACCACGACGACGTGTCGGGGGTATATCAATGCTTTGTTATCTCAATGTCTTACCGTTGAGAATACGAGCGTAGGAATACGGGCTCGTGCGTGGCCTGTGTCGCCACCATTGGCGAGAATGCTTCATCCATACCCAGAACGGCGGGGGAAGCCGTGTGGGTCTTTCCTACGCCCTTTTCGCCCGTCATTGACACGGGGGACAAACGGGTGAGGGTTTTGCCCTTTCCTCGCTTGCCCAGCATGGTCTGGCGGCAATCGTAGCAAACGACTGAGCAAATCGACGAGCCCTCGTGCAAATCGTTGGATCGTGGTGCTCCGCAAATGCGGCACGTCCCCGTCTTTGGTGGGTTCAAAACCCTCAATCTCTGGGCGGCGGTGGCGGTGAAGTCTGGGGTGTCCACGCTCAGTCCTCCTTTGCTCGGTAGTGTGGGTGGTCTGCGGGGAGTTTGTGACGGCGGCGGTCGCTCATGTTCTCCAGCAATTTGCAGACCTTTTCACAGGCTTTGTCAAATCGATTCTTTGCTACGTCGTCCCCTGCGGGGACCATGCGGGCTTCCAGACCGTAAAGGTCTACGGTGTCCAGCAGGTGTTGTATCAATGCAAACTCGGCGTGGTCTATGCTCTTGGCTCGTTCCATGTTCACACCCCACGAGGTGTTTGCTCTTAAGGGTTTGGGTTCTCAATGTTTGAAACTCATCAGATTTTCGCCAATATCCCCCAGACACGCTCCAATATCAGACGATACGTCGCACGAATGCAGGGCGCAGAATCCGAACCTCACGGGTGTCGGCGGCGTATGTCGATGACCCCGAACCGCCTGCGGTTGGGTAGGCTGAATTGTCCGTGGGCAACGACCCAGAGATGGAGAGGACGGGCGTGGCGGCTGGGTATGTCTTGTCGGCTACACCGTAGGCTGGATCGTCGCTGGTCGTGAAACCCCAGCCTGGTTGAGGGAACGGCAGAAAGTGTGGGGCAATTTCACCCAGCAACGACCCAGACACCAAAGCACCGCGCCCGCTGAGGGATGAGCCGCTGGCCCATTGGGAGAAACGTTGAGCGAGAAGAAAATAGGACAAACCCGCCGTCGACGCCCAATCGGGCGTGGTGATGGCCGCACGTGTCAAACTCAAAGCACCAAAGGAGCGGGGCATGTCATTCCTCCCAGCGCAACTCAACGGTGACATCCGCCCTGTAGCCGATGCAATTCTCATCGCTTTGCCCAGGGCCGCAGTTTGGCTCAAGCACCGTGAACGGCTTGGTCGTATCTGAACGGCGGATGACCATGTAGTGATAGTCGGAGAACCCAGCGGCGGGCTGGGATATCGTCTTGTTGTTGAGCAAATCCTTGAACGCCCCGAACATCGTCCAACAGTCCGCACGTGTGGGGGCAAAGAGGGTGACAGAAAGGAATACCCTGCTGGTGACGGCAATCGATGAACCCGTCCCAAAGTTTGCGAGGTCGCTCTCGCCGTAGACGTGCTGGATGGCGATTTGGTAGGTCTTTTGCTTCTTTGCCTCAAGCCATGAAGCGTTGACGGTTGCCGCCGATCCGTTAGGGAAGAGCATATTAGCCTCAATAACGGTCTTGAGAGCCGTGTGGGGGTCGGTTGCGGGGACACCGCTATCGGTGATGGTCACAGCCGCCACTTCCCAGAACCATCGGGCGGTTGAAACTGACCCCAGACGGCGGTGGCGATCTGGGTTTCGCTCTTGACCTTGACCAGCAACTCCTGGTATTCCTTCTCGGAGTCCCGTATCAACTCCCGCCAAAAATCCTTGATGCGTTCATTGCAGTTTTCATCATTCATGGCCGCACGTCCAGCGGAGCGGACAACGTGCAGGATCGTGGCGAGCCGCACATGAGCGGGGGCGGTTGTAGCCCCAGCAACATAGACGACCTTCATTTTCTGCTCGACGGTGTCGCCCAGCGGCAAATGAAAGCGGACAATTCCCGCCCCAGCATCATCAAGCCAGAAGTCGTCGTCACGGTTGCGGGATTGAACCAGCGTCTTTGACACGTTCCCGCTTGAATCTAAAAACTCAATCGAGGTGACGGACACGACTGGACGTTGAGCCAGAACGATATGATATTGGTATAGGGCTGAATCAAACCATTCGGTGTGCGTTTCAGTGCCAGCAAATTGTTTGCCAGCGTATGCGTCCATCAACCGAGAGGCCAGCGTTATCATTGTCCCGATTTGGGTATCGTCTGGACCAATGCCGTCGCTGAAATTGACACCTGCGTAGGCTTCAACCTCAGCCAATGTTGCGTAGTCCTCAGCCGCCATGTTATCACCCTTTGTTGTTGGGGGTTTTAACGGTCGCCCCGTAGGGCAACGTCAGCCCGCTCTGGGTGGTTCAAGGGAGGTCAAAGACCCGCTCAAATGGTGTCGATTCCCGTCAAGAGGCAAATGGCGTCACTGTAGCGGACACCAAAGGCTACGTCTTGGCGGGGGATGAGCACAAAGCGGTCGTTCTTTGGTTCGTCCTCAAAGCCCATGTTGAAGCGTCGCTCAGCGTCGGTCGGGTTGCCGATCAACGGGGAACGGATGTGGGTGAGAAGGGCCACGGTTTGAGTCGTGGTCGAGCCGTCAAAGACCCCCGTGTAGTTGAGGTTGGTCGGGATAACACCCGTAGCAAACAC